GGTGGGGGTTCCATCCGGCGAGGACGGCGTCGACCAGCGCACCGTCAACGCCACCGCCCGCGGCCTGTACGCGAAGAACCAGGTGAAGGGGACCCGGTGAACACCGCGGACCTGAAGCTGCTCGGGGTCGCCCAGGTCAACGGGCGGCCCCTCGCCTGTACCTCCTGCGGCAACACCTTCTCCCTCGAAGTCCACAAGCGCGGCATGTTCGAGACGTCCCCCGCCTGGATCTGCTGCCTGGCCTGCGGCGCCGGTCATGAATCCGACACCATCACCACCGGCCTGGTCGACGCCGTCCTCGCCGGATGGAACCCCCACCAAGACCTCGAGGACCGCGACGTCGTCACCGGCCAGTGGCGCGGCACTGTGATGACCGGCGAGCTCATGCCGACCCTGGACCTCTACCAGGCGATCGGCGCGGCCAAGGCCGCCTATGAGGTCGCCGCGCCCGAGGTGAAACGCCGTTGGCGGGCCAAGAAACGGGAAGTCAAAGCGCAGGTGAAAGCGCCGTGGAAAGCGGCCAAGAGCCGCGCGGGAAAGGCCGTCGGCGAGGCGGTCGGCACGGTGAAGTCGAAGGCCATCAGCACCGCGTGGACGCTCCAGACCGGCGGGGCCGGCGCAGCACCGGCACGGCGGCCACAGTCCCGCTGCAAGGTGAAGGGATGCCGCAGCGGCTGGCTGACCATCCAGACCCGCATCCACTCCAGCACCGGCAGGGCGGAGGTGAAGCGGGTGCGGTGCGTCGTGTGCTGCCGCGCATAGCCGCCTGCCCTTACTTGACCGCGACGATCACCGTATGTCACAGTGCCCCCAGGGCAGGACACGTGTGCCCGCAAGCCTCTTAGGCCCCCAGCTACTGCCGGGGGCCTTTTGCATGCCCGGGGGTGGCGCCATGCATCCGACCGAGCTGTACCCGGACGACCTCGTCTACGAGCACGAAGCGACCCAAGCGACCGGCGTCCCCGGCCCCGTCATCCGACAGTGGGCGAGGCGCGGGAAAATCCAACGCTTCCAGGGCGACGGGCAACTGTCGGGCCAGGGCCACGAGTACAAGACCATGTACGCCCTGCCCGAGATACGCGAACGCGCCCGCACCTACCGGCCCATGCCGCAACGACGGCCCAACGCCGCCTAGACGTCACCCTGATCCCCTGACACCTCACGGATCATCAGTCACCATGGCTGCTTGAACCGCGAACAGAGGGGGTTGCCGTGTTCGGCAGCAAGAAGACCGACGAGGAGAAGGCAGCAGCCAAGCGCATGCGGCAGATCACTGCCACAGCAGCCTCGGCAGGCCTCACCGTCATGGGGGGACAGTTCAGGGCGCCCAATCAGGATCCCGTGCCCGTTGAGGGCGCACGCATCACCATCGAGCGTGGGGAAGAGGCAGGGAAGCGCGTCACGGCCACGCGCGTACTGCTCACCGGGCTGTTCGCCCTGGCGCTGAAGAAGGACATGAACCAGCTGTTCATCACCATCGAGAACGGCGACAAGGTCATGCTCTGCCCCGTCCCAGCCAAGAAGGAAGGCGCGGCGCGCATCCTCGCCACCATGGTCAACGGGGAAGCCACAGGCGTCGACAAGGCGCAGTAGCCACAGACGCCAGCCTCGGCCGACTTCACCCTCGAGTCGAGGCTGGTCCATGCTGGGAGGTGCCCATGCCCAAGGCGCCACCCACCCGATGCGGCGCAGCAGGATGCTATGAGTTCGCGACCAACCGCGGCCGATGCGACGACCACCAGCCCAAACCATGGGCCAACCGGGCGCGCAAGCAGGACCGCTACGGCATCAGCTCGGGCACATGGCGAAGCCTCAAGCGGCAGGTCGCCTTGCGGGACGTCGGATGCTGCTACGTCTGCGGGCGCGAGCCGGACGAGGGCGAAACCTTCGACCTTGAGCACAAGACGCCCATCAGCGAGGGCGGCTCAGCGAAAGACATGGACAACCTGGGGCTGATCTGCCCCGAGGACCACGAACTCAAGTCGAAGGCCGAGGCAGCTCGGGCAAATCGTGAGCGCGCATTGAGGCGACGGATCGGACTCGATCCCCCCGGGTAGGGGGGTCAAAATCTCTGACGTGATCGCCTGGGGGCCCGCCGCGGTCAGTGAAGGAGACGCCTGCACAGAATCGGGCATAGGGGGTCTGTGATCATGGGCCGTACTGCTCAGCCGGCTGCCCTGAAGCTGATCAAGGGGCGCGGGGACGGCAAGGACACTGCGGGCCGGCCAGTCAACCTCGGCCCGGCGTTCAAGCGGGTGCCGCCGAACCCGCCGTCGTGGCTGTCGCGCGAGGCGGCAGCGGAGTGGAAGCGGGTCGTGCCGGGCTTGTCCCGTCTGGACCTGTTGAAGCCGGAGGATCGGGCCAGCCTCGCGGCGTACTGCGAGGCGTGGGCGACGTTCGTGCAGGCGACGCGCACGGTGCAGGAGGAGGGCCAGGTCATCGAGGCGCGGCAGGGCAAGCTGCCTCACCCGTGTGTGGGGATCGCCCGCGCGGCCGGCCGCGAGATGCGCAGTTGGGCGGCGCACTTCGGGCTGACCCCGTCGACGGAGCAGGCCCTGGCGAGGGGGGCCGACGATGGCGACGAGGACGACAACCCGTTCGGCTGAGCTTCCTGCTGCCGACGAGCTGGAGCGGCTGAAGCTCAGCCCGGAGGTCGCCTGGTACCTGATTGACCGGGGGATTCCGCTGCCGGACTGTCCGCCGCTGATTCAGACGCCGTCGCCGGGGGAGGCGCCGGGCGCGGTGTTTGACCCTGACCGCGTCGACCGAGTGATCAAGGCGTTCAGTCTGCTGCGGCACACGCAGGGCCAGTGGGCGGGGCAGCCGCTGCGGCCGGACCCGTGGCAGGTGGCCTACATCCTGGCGCCGGTGTTCGGCTGGGTGCGCTGGGATGAGGACGCGGACGCCTTTGTGCGGATCGTGCGCGAGCTGTACGTGGATGTGCCCCGTAAGAACGGCAAGTCGACGCTGGCCGGCGGCCTGGCGATCTACATGACGTGCGCGGACGGTGAGAGCGGTGCGCAGGTCATCACTGCGGCGACGACGAAGGAGCAGGCGGGCTTCGTCTTCGAGCCGGTGAAGAAGCTGGCGGAGGCAGCCCCGGCTTTGAAGCGGCACGTGAAGCCGTTGAAGCACATCATCCTGCACCCCAAGAGCGGCTCGTACTTCAAGCCGATCTCGTCGGTGGCGGGCGCCCAGCATGGCGCGAACATCCACTGCGCAATTGTGGACGAACTTCACGAGCATCGCACGCCCGAGCTGGTGGAGACCATCGAAACAGGGACCGGCTCGCGCCGTCAGCCGCTGATCGTCATCATCACGACAGCGGACTCCGGCAAGCGGGAGTCGGTGTACGACCGGAAGCGGCAGCGGATCGAGAAGCTGGCCCGCCGCGTGTTCGAAGCGCCGAGCGTGTACGGCGTGGTGTGGGCGGCGGAGCGGGACGACGACCCGCACGTCGAGGCGACGTGGCGGAAGGCGAACCCGGGTTACGGCGTCTCGCCGACCCGCTCGTATCTGCAGGCGAAGTCGGATGAGGCGAAGCAGTCACCGGCGGACCTGGCGAAGTACCTGCGGCTGCATCTGGGCCGGCGAACGAAGCAGGAAACGAAGTTCATCAGCCTGGAGTCCTGGCATCGCAATGCGGGGATGGTCGACGAGGCGAAGCTGGTCGGTCGGGAGGCCTACGGCGGTCTGGACCTCGCCTCCACCTCCGACCTGTCGGCGCTGTGCTGGTTGTTCCCGGACGACGAACGGGGCGGCTTCGACGCGATCTGGCGACTGTGGACGCCGGAGGACAACGTCGAGGCGCTGGACCAGCGCACGGCGGGCGCGGCATCGGTGTGGGTGCGCGAGGGCTTGCTGGTGGCGACGCCGGGCAACGTTGCGGATTACGACTACATCCGGTTGCAGATCGACCGCGACATGGACGCCTTCGACGTCCGCAGCATCGGCTTTGACCCGTGGAATGCGACGCCGTTGACGAACAAGCTTACCGAGGACGGGGCGCCGCTCGTGAAGGTCCGGCAGGGCTTCGTGACGATGTCTCCGCCGCTGAAGGAGCTGCAGCGACTGCTGCTGAAGGGAACGCCGAGGGAGCCGCTGTTCCGTCACGGCGGCAACGACGCCGTGACGTGGATGGTCGACAACTTGGCCGTGGCGATGGACCCGGCCGGCAACGTGAAGCCGGACAAGGCCCGCAGCGCCGAGAAGATCGATGCCGTGTCGGCGGCGGTGACCGCCCTGTCTGAGGCGATGTCCCGCGAGCAGCCAGCGAAGAGCGCTTACGAGGACGGCGACCTGGAGGTCGTGTGAGGGGGTGGCCGTCGTGTGGGGTTGGTTTCCGTGGCGCAGGACCGCGGTGCGCAGGCGCGTGGTGGTGAACCTTGCGGACAAGGCGTTCGCGGGGGTGCTGTGGGCGAAGCGGGGCCCGCTGCTGGTGCTGCGGGACGTCACGCTGATGCAGCACGGTGCGGCGGACACGCCGATGGACGGCGAGG